TGTTGGCCTGAACCAAACACTAATTACGTGCCTGGATGTGTTCGCGTTTCCGCTCGATGGGTTCACGTTGATGAAATCATTGGTCCCGTCGAAGTGAGCCGCCCCGGCTAGATGGCCCAGCGGCCCGCCCGCCCCGGCCACGCCGACGCCGACGCCCACGCCGTCCTTCGTTATGGCGATGCCCATCGGCTTACCAGAGCGCGATAATGCTAGATGCGGCTGTGCCCGTCGCGTAAACGCGAGACACTCGGAGCGGATAAAACCCGATGTCCAAGTCAGCAAACGTCACTGTACCAGAGCCGACCATATCGACCTTAACCGCCCCGGGAGAGCCGATGTAAATGCCCCGTGTAACAAGCGATAAATCCGCGCTATCGCTTGGTGTTACGGCTACAGCGTGTTCGAAGGGGTCCATAATCCTGCGCTTGTCGCTGTCCGCCCATAGATCCGTCATGGTGTTAATCCTTTGTTGAATGCAAAAAGCCGCCCGGAGGCGGTTGGTGTAGATTTGGCTTGTCAGGAAGGCGTTAGATCGCCATGTTTAAGGGATGGACACGACGCACTTCATAATCGCGATGGCCGCAGTCTCAGTCACGCTTGGGCTGGTTCGCATCATCCAGTTGCTGACCAGAATTGAGCGTCATCTTGACGACGAAAGTTAAGCCCGTACTAATCGGATTCGCCGTGATCGCCTTGCTTGCGTGTGTAGGCACAACGCCCATTATCGGGGCGCTATACCTTGTTTTTTGGGGCTTTATTGCTGTGGCTGCGTGGCGTTTTCTGGCACCTCCACAGCCTCCCGAAGGACATCAAGATACGGCACAATTACATCCCGATCAGCCTTATTTGCCCCCATCATCCCGGTTAGACGACCAACGTAATTAATCATTGCGTTCGGGTTTGTTGACTCGACAGGCGCATTCGCCAGCCATTTAACGAACCTGGGCGATGTGAGAAGGCGGGCGGCTATGCGCGGCGCTACGAACGACCCCACGGCGATCTGTGCGCCCGATTGAGTGTCGCCTGTCGCCGTGGCCACGGTAAGCCCACCAAGGCTTGAAAGCATCGCGTTATAAATAATCGCGTTGCCAGTATTCGACGTATTCGAAAGCGCGTCAGTACGGGCCATTGCGGTTGCGACGTTATTAATCTTGTCCAGATCGCGGGCGATCCCTTTGTATCGGGTGCCGCCGAATAGCGCCTGCCTCACTTCGGGCGCGAGCGTGTTCCAATTGCGATGGAATGTCTGAACCGCGAACTCGTTGCCGCTTCGTGGAACGCCCATCTGCGACAATACAGAAGCGCCAACATGGCCCCATTCTTCAGGTGAGAATGCCGCCCGCAAGCGTCGCAAGTTGGTGGCCCCGTCTTTGGTCCCGCTCATAGCGAAGTTAAATGCGCGCTCTGGCGTTTCAGAGGCTAGAATCTTGTTTAGAACCTTGCCGCCTGTGTTCATAGCAATACGCGTGTACCTGTCAGCGACCTTCAGCCGCCTTGCAGCCTCACCGCCGACAGATAGCGCCGTTGAGTTCATGTCGTCAGTCATCGCCCTGTAGACGGCTCGAAGATGCTCTTGCTGGTCCCCGCCCAAGTCTGGCGCGCGGCCAAGGCGACGCCGCAAGTCAGTGCGGACAGCACGGAAAGCCTGCATGGGAATGCCGCCATCGGCGCTATCATCCAGCAGCTTCTTTAGCGTCCCGATGGCCGGGCCAAGCGATGCGGCGCGGGACTCAGGCGCTTGGGAGAGCTGCGCCATGAGCGACTTTTGCAGATCCATTGTCGCTGAAGCCGGGACAGGTGTTGACTGCCCGATTGCAGCATATGCAGCGTCGTAGGCTGTTGATTGGCGATCCTCGATCCGTTGAACGGCAGCTTTAGCCGCATCTTTAAGCCGTTCGCCGGCTTCTTGCTTCGTGCCGCGAATGCCCATGCGATCCGCCGTATCGTCAATGGCTTGCCTTAGTGCGGTGCGGCTCGCGTCATATGTTGCTTCCAGGCGAGGGGATAGCGTCGTTAATGACTTCTCCATGCCGCCAAGCATCCGCGAACCTGTTGCCGATCCTGCCGTTAGATCAATCCCCATGCCCTTCGCGTCGTTGACCAATTCAGCCGGGGCGCGTCCAACGGTGGCGTCGCGAACAGCCCCCACGCCGCGCTTAATGACGGCCTCGCCGACCTCGCCGAGCCGTTGACCGACCGCGCCGCCAACGCCGTCAATTGCGGAGTCGCGCATTACGTCCACAACGCCGCGTGAATCAATGCGCTTGCCGGTCCACTGCCCAACGGTGTCATAAAGCGAGCCACCCGCCGCCGTGCCAGCGCCCGCGCCACCTACGGTGCCGACAGGGCCAGCAAGAGAGCCGCCGACCGCGCCAAGACCGCCGCCGATTGTCATTGCAATCTCTCGCCCTGCGGACGACACATCGCCGATATCAAAGCCGGGCGGATTGTAGAGTGTTTTGCGGCCCGTCTCCGGGTCCGTGAAGATGAAATTATCGTCATCATATGGCTGCGCGTCGGGGTAATAGCGCCGAATGTTGGCGAGTCGGTCTTGATCGGGACCGCCACCAACAGATTCACGCACTGCGCCCGGAGCGCCGCGTCGCTTGTCGATGAATTGCGGCAGCGTCTGCTGTACTTGTGCCGTCTCTATGGCCTGCATGGACTCGGAAATACGGCGCATTTCATCCGCTAAAACTGTTGCCGCCTCAGTGTCTCCCGCCGCCACCGCGGCCTCGCCAGCTTGGAGTAACTCGTCAATCTGTGCTTGGCTCATTGGCGATTACCTTTCGAGCCGTACTTATCCATAAAACTCTGCGCCCTTGGCGAGTATGGGAGCGCTGATTGCTCGACAGTTGGCGCACCAGGCTGAACGAAGCGCATCGCGTCGCCGGGAGTGGCGTTCCGTGGGGTGGCTGCTCGCTGTGGCGTTTGGCTGGTCTGACCGGGCAACGGCTGCGCACCATATACGATCCGCTCAGGAGCCATGCGATAGCTGTCCGCAATCGACTCATAGCGAGCCTTTTGCTGCTGGAATTTACCCAATGCGGGCTCGTAAAGCTTCATTGCCTGTTCGCGCATCGACGCCCGCACCTGTGGTGTCAAGCGTGTGCCATCAACGGTCTTATTGTACAAATTCAAGATGCGGCTATCTATGCCCTGGGCCTGCTCTGCCGTGGCAAACTCGCCCTCACGAACAACCGAGCCAGGGTCGAGCATCTTCATGTAGGCAAAGATCAGCGCGATATCGCCAACAGCATCATCCTTTGATGCCAGCGCTCGCCTGAGCGCGTTGTCTGCTTCCGCGAACGGCTTCGTTACCTGCGTGAACTCCCTACGAACCGCCCCCTCGTCTTTGATATTCGGAGGGGCTTCGAACCGACCGCCGCCAGCGACACCCATCGGGACAAGCGCGCCGTCGCCGTCAAGCCGATAGCCGTCTGGAATCTTGCCTTGACGAGCCGTGACTGCCGCTCGGTTGGCGTTAGCCCGCGCCACCGCTGCATTCTGTGAGGCTATGTTATTACTGAAGCGATTGTTGCGCTTGGTTTCATCGAACTTTTCGACGTTCAAGCCGTAGTCCCGCGCGTCCCGCTCGCCGTCAATCTTGCGGTCAATTTCCGTGTTCTGTTGGCTCAGTATATCGCCAATTTCCATGGCTTTACCGATGCCAAGGTCAATAAGCGACGGGTTCGCCTGCATCGCCTGCAATTCTTCTGGCTTAAACAACCCGCCCGCTGATTGATTAATCGCGCCCCATTGTTCAGGTGGCGCGTTTTTCATAATCATCAGCGCCTTGCTGGCAGCAGTGGCCTCTTGCTTGGCTTGCGCCTTCTGCCGGTCATCTAGGCTGTTCAGGAAGCCAATACCGAACTGATCGCCTTCCGCCGCCAGAGCGTTGCGCGCTTGCGTGTTGCCGGGATCAGCGAACGCATTGCGCCGCAAGCCCTTAAGCGCGGCCTGTTGCTCTTTCGCCTCGCGCTGCGCCTTCGACTGCATCGCAATCGCAAACGCGTTATGCATGTTCGGCCCGCGCGCCTGAAGCGCCGGGAGTGTTTGGAATGGCATATTAGAAAATCCCCGCTGCGCTACCTAATGCAAACTGCTGGAAGGCGTTGTTAATCCCGTTAGCGCCGCCTACGAAGGCCGATCCGCGCGCTGTCGCAGCATCCAGCCCGGCTTGGTTCGCTTGGCCTGTGAGCGCCGCGCTAAGGTTCGCTGAATTGCCAGTCGCCGCCTGCCCAATGCCAGCCAATGCAGCGCGCCGGTTGAACTCGTTCCCGAACTCATTAGACGCAAACCCTTGGCCGTATCGTTCCATTGCCTTCGCCCGCCCGCCGCTGCGGAGCATCCCCCGCGCTGCGGCTGCGTTGTCGATGGCCTTTTGGCCTTCTTCAAGCCGGAACTGATAACCGGGCGAGCCTTCGAATCCTTGGAACGGGATAGCCGCGCCACTCATAGCGCCGAGTGATGGATCAACCGGAGCATTCAAGTTCCGCGTGATCCCCATCAAGTCAGCCAATGATGCGGTGCCGCCAATGCCCAGCCCCCGTAGGTGAGCGAAGTCCTGCCGCGCCTGCGCACGTTCCGCAGCGGACGATGCTTGCGCGTCTTTCGCCGCGTCGGCCTGCTTGTTCCCCGCAAAGATAGACGCCGCCGTGCTGGCGATTGATCCCGCCCCAAGCAATACGCCGCCGATGCCGCCAATGCTGTCAAATAGGCCCGCCATAATCGCCTCCTAAGTCGTCACGATGCCAGCGGTACGAAGCGCCGCCAACAGTGCGTTTAATGTTGCTTTATTGTCGTCAGCTAGGTCCGCAATTGTTTGCACATCTGCCTGGACATATGCGCCGGTCTGTGTCGCGGCGTCTGCTGTTGCTACGTCAGCAACCGCCGTTGATTTAAGCACTACGCCAGCCGCCCCGGTCGTCGCCGTGTTGCCGGTGCCTACAGGTGTTCCGGAAACGCCGTGAGCGCCCGTTGTCGCCGTCGTGTGCGCGTCAAGCGTCGTTTGCCCGACTACAGCGCCGCTTGCGCCGTGAGCGCTTGTGGCGGTTGTATGAGCGTCAAGCGTCGTTTGCCCCACGATAGCGCCTGATGCCCCATGAGCCTCAGTGAGCGCCGCGTGGACATTCAGTGCCGCGTCGTCCGTCGCCGCCGCTGCGATGCCCTGAACATAAAGCCGCAACGCCGTGAACCATAAGTCTTGCGCCCGGCTATCCCGTGGGAATGGGCCCGGCTTCGGGTATTCGTTTGTGATTGCCATTAGATGCCGCCGCCCTGATCAATGCCGGGATTGTCGCCCAGGAACTTTTCAACCTCGACTGCCGTCAGCCCCGCGCCGAATAGTCCGGCGATGCCGTATTTGCGGACGATGCTGATAAGTTCGTCATTGAATACGACGTAATTGCGTGAACCTTCGCCAGCGGCGCGGCTGTTGCCGTCTAAGTATTTGATGCCGGGGATGCCGTTATCAGCCAAAGACCGCGAAACGACAGATGGCCCGCTTTGGATTGGAGGAGATTCCGGCCCCAAATGTTCACCGAATGCGCCGCGAGCGTTAGCGCTGTTGACCAATTCATTATATGCGTGTCCGCCGCTGCGTTTAGCCCGCATCCGCACCGCGATAGCCTCGGCTATTGCATCGCGCCGGTTTGCTAACTCATGCCAGCGCTTTTCATCGCGCATCGCGCCATTTGGGAGCCTATCGCTCGCTAACGCCGCCATCTCATTTTGCAATTCGTCAAATTGGTCTTTCAGCCCCCGCCCGCCCGGCATTTGAGCGCCCAAAACAGCCTGAACTTTCGCGGGCTGTTCACTCAGCGGCGCGTCAAAGTCCAGAAAATCAGCCTCGTCGGCGTCAATGCGGACCTCGTACATGTGAGCCTTGGGCTCTATGCCGTCTTTTACCCGGTGCAGCCACTCTAGCCCCTCTTTCTGTGCTTCCAATTTTTCATCTAATCTAACCCGATCTTCTGGGCTTATTACGGACCGCCGCGCTTCCAATCTGGACATTTTATCAGTTACGTTCTTGATCGCTGCGTCAACATCCCCCCCCGCGTTTTCAATCTGGCGCTTTGCCCATCTTGTTTCTACGTCAAAATCAGACTCAAAATCGCGTTTATACTGTTTCGCCACATCTTCCTTGCCCGCAAAATAAAGCCCGTGCCCGTAAGCCTGCACGCCTTCGCCGGTGCCGATGTTCGCCGTACTGAACTCGTCGAAGTCATGCGGCGAGCCGTGATAGGCCCGGATGCCTTCGCGCGCTGGCTTGTCGCCAATGCCTAACGCTTCATCAATATACCGCCCCGCGCGTTTTGCGCCCCGGATAGCAGCCCCGCCAGCGCCCATCGTCGCCAAGCCAAGCGCGCCGCTGCCCATGTCGCCAACGCCGCCAAGAATCCGGCCCGCGTCGCCCGCCCTGAATCCACCAGTAATGCCCGCAGAACCTTTTGCGAGGTCGTTAACGTCAGCGCCGGGGCCGAACGTTTCGGAAGCAAAGCGCGCCACGTCAGAAGCCCCCGGCCAATCTCGATAGCGCTCGTTGCCCGTTAAGCCATACAGCACTTCGCGCGGGTCTGCGTTGTCCATCAGCCAATCAAGAGCGCCGCCTTCATCATCTGGCGCTTCGACTAAGCCGCCATCAGCGAAAGCATTCCGCCCGCGCCCGGCATAGCCTTGCCCCTGTTCTTGGAGCATTTCGAAGAACTCAGGCCCGAATGCGTCAACCGTCTCTGCGTCGATAACGTATTCGCCATCTGATAGCCGGGCGTCGATTTCGTCATCGCGTGGCCCGCCTGGGCCGGAGACATAGCCGCCGTAAGCAAGACCTTCCGGCCCGCCATCGTCGCCCTCGCCGTTCTGACCATCGCCGCCGTTGCCGTCGTCAGCCCCGCCGTCTCCCCCTTGTTCGCCGTCAGGATCAAGCCCGCCAAATTCATCTGCGTTAGATCCGAATCCCGCTCCGGTGCCGCTGCCAGGAGGCGCGCCGTGGTCGCCGCCCATGCTTTCCACGTCGCCTTCATGCCCATCATCGCCTGCGCTGCGTCCGTTGGCGATATTTGTGACTGCTTGAATACTGAGCGGAACGCCCGTAAACGCTTCAAACCCAATTTTACCAAGCGCCACAGCGGGGTTCGAAACCATCCCAAGGCCAAGGCCGACATGGCCCATGAAATCTTGTATGTCGTCGTCGATAGCGGTCCCGCGTTCATCACTCGGATCGCCAAACCCGCCACCACCGCCATCGCCATCCCCGCCGAACGGGTCAAAAGCTTGCCCGCCAAAGGCCGTCGTCCTGCCCGCCAAAGCGCTTGGGCGTAATGCAAACGGATTGCCGCCAGTGTTCTGGCTAATCTGCCCAGATCCGGTTTGATTGACTAGAAACGGATTGTCCGCATCACCGCCGCCCGGCGTGTTGTTGAGTGTTGCTACGTTGACGTTTCGCGATGCCTGATCCCCGATGCCGCCGCCAGAAAGGTTCGCAAACGGATTCCCAAACAAGTCAGCCATTATGCAGCCCCTCTTTCAACATCGGCGCGCATATCCAAAAGCGAAACCGGCACCGGGTCAGTCACCCGCAGCCGGAAAACCATTTCGCGGCCTTGGCCTAAGCGGTTCCAACGAACGCGCGTCTGGTATTTGCCGATAGCGCCAAGTGAGCGCGTTAATTCTGTGCCGAATGTATGCCCGCCATCACGGCTGACAGTCAGCATCACCTCTGGCGCGCTGCCCTGTCCGGTCGTTAGCCCCCGACCAACATCAAAATTGGCGTCCAGACCTGCAACGAAGAGCCGCTCTTCGCCCTGGTAAATTGGTAGCGTCGTCACCGAATATTCCATCGGCTCGCCTGCTTCGGTGTACGTCAGGCGGTCAATCTCATAGATCGCGCCGGTGGTTCGGTCGCCAATCAAAACCTTGCCGTATGCCTGGACCTGACAACCCGCCAACCACAACGTCGCGGCTTCGCCAACACCTGTCCTGCGTTCGTGCCAGCGGCCGGTTGCTGCATCGTAAACAAACGCCTTGTCGCCCGTCGGGAATACGAACGCGACGAACTTATGACCAGCTTCAGACCACGCCCATGCGATGCAGTCCGCGACTGACGCCATGCCTTGCAGTTCAGCCTCGATGGCGTGTGTGCTGATGCGTTGCGGTTCATAGCCGTTGGCGCGGTAGATCGTGCGATCATCGCCTAGCCAGAACACGGTGTTGTCTTCTTTCGCAACGCCCATGCGAGCGCCGCACCCGCGTTCAATCACGCCGCCGTCAATGCGAGCAAACGGAAAATCCGCGGCACCAGAGTTAAACCAAACCTCTGTTGAAGTTTCGCCGAGTAGCCAAAGCTCGCCATGGTCTGAGATGACGCTGACAAGCCCATCGGGCTGTTTTTCCGCTGTTGCAAATTCTAACGCGTCCAGATTGCCAAAGTCGCCTATGGCCGAAATGAAATATTCCTCACTGTCAAGCCGCATATAAACGGCGCGATCATCAAAGTTCGCGACGCGTGAGGCTGGCAACCAGTCGGAGTCAAGCGACGCGATGCTTTCCACGACAGACGCGCCGTCTGGCGCGTAGAGATAACCATCGCCCGTGTTCGTACATATGGCTAATTGCGTCCGGTTCGCGGCCATGCTGACCGCCCCGTCGCCTGCGATAACCACGCCCGGCAGGCCTGTTGCCGCGCCCGTTCTGCTTATCTGGTAAAGGCGATCGCCCGCCACGGCGTAAACGATGCCCGCGAGAAGTTCCATTCCGCGAATGCCAGATGATGTCACTAGATCGGAAAACGTAGATAGTCCACCGACACGGCTAATCTTGGCTTGCGATATCGCGCCGCCTTCCGCCGCTTCCACATAGGCGTTGATGACGGACTGCTGCGACCATGGCCGCACGTCTGACTCCGCCGCTTGAATGGGGAGGGGGATTTGAACGCGGGGCATACCGAGCGCTCTAGTTTACAAACGAACGATAGTTGGATTGGTTGAACTGGCTAGGCATATTCAACAGCCCGCCATCAACCGCCATCTTGAGCGTCGTATCATCGTCAACGTGCTGATACTGCGCCGCGAACCGGCTTTGAGCGCCGGGGTATTCCTTCGCCACGACTTGCGGGATCGGTCGCCCGAACTCTGACGCTAACTCATAGGCCAGCATATAGGCGACGTTGCCCAAATGCGTGTCCGCGAACGTGACCGTCGAGGACGCCGTATAGGCAGCGTGAGCCACGCCGGGATAGCGGAACAGAATATCGTTAAGCGCTTTCACGCCGATATCCATGTCCTCCGCAGACGCGCTTTCGCCAGCCTGGATTGCCGTCAGCATACGCAGGGATCGGCTGATTACGTCGCGCGCGGTTGCCATCAGTCAGTGGCGCCCGTATCGCCGTCTTTATCGTCGGTTTCGTCATCATCTTCGACTTTGAAAGCACCAGCCTCTTCGAGAGCCGCACGAAGATTCGCAACGCCAAGCCGCGCGTTGACTTCGATGCCTTTCTCGGCGGCGAGGTCTAGAAGTGTGTCCTTTTCGGACGGTTCAACTGGCTCTGTGCCTATGTTGGCAGGGCTATCAGACCAGCCTTCAGGGATCGCTTCAGAGTCAAAGATTTTGGCTTCTAGCGCGCCGTCATCGTCGTGACGGTACATGTAAACTGAATGGCCCATGATGAAGTCTCCGTGATGTTGTGGGGTGTAAAAACAGGACAGGCGGCAGAGGCCGAAGCCCCCGCCGCCCTTGCCGGTTACGCGGTGCCGTTGATACGGGCCGCGAGATCGGGGTAGATGGCTTTCACGCCATAGAGGATATCGAGTCGGATAATGTTGTTATCCTCGGAGATATCGTAGTCACGAACGACACGGGCGCTAAACCCGTCCATGGTTTCCGTCGCCGCTTCAGCGCCGCCAATCGGCGGTTCAAGCGGACACATCACCAACGCGAAAGCGTCAGGGTGATAGATCATGTTCTGAGCGTAGCCTGTAGAGGCCGTGCCTAGAACGGTGATCGCCGCATTGTCAGCAGGCGTGGCGCTAACCGTCTGATATGCG